ACACTAGCTGCAAACTGCGTAACACTTTTACCCGCTGCCAGTGAATCATACACAGCGCTGGGCATCTTATCGTTATACTTTGTCGGTCGGCCAGCAGCCATCTTATCAAGCCCCCTAGGCTTATTAGAATGTTAATTGTCAGGGCAGCTTTTATTAAGGCAAGCTGCGAGCCTATCTACTGCCCGTGAGCAGCAGGGGGATAAGTGAACGCTGATTTGCTACACTGGTTCAGCGACCGAAACCTCGATAGGCTACCTGCCATTGGCAGAAAGCTCGGATAGAATAACCGACTCCCGAAGCGTCCCTCGGGCGATACCTGTTGATTCAGGTCACGATTTAAGCATATCAAGGACAGAGGCTTGCCGGATTATAGGGTGCTACGCTTTGCGTAGTCTCGAATGCCCGACTAGCGGGAACAAGGTCAAGGTACTGGTCATACCTGTCTTTGACCAGTCTCTATGATTCTTTGTTTGGAAGGAGAGGAAGTCCTTTTCTCATCTCCTTACTATAATGATAAGGGATAAAAATCTGTTTGTCAACCCCTTACGGGAATTTTTTTAACATCCACTTGGATTAGATACCTATTGGCTAACAACAGTTCCTAGACAGGGCTACCAACACAGAGGCTCTGTGTGCTTCTCTACTAGCCTAAGTGGTATGTTGGCCCATCTTCACCACCGATCGTTCAATGTGCGGCCTGTGTGTGGCTCCTAGCCCTACTTGCCACCTAGCCAACACCCCCCACTTCGCCATGGTGCTTGTTGCCAAGGACAAATCTTGGCTTCTAGGCATCGTATAGACACCTGCTGCTGAGTTTGCAGGTGAAGATAGTCTAGGGTTAGGTTGATAAATACAAAAACAAACCTAACCCGATTCTTTTCTCAAGGTTCTGTCGCCAGAACATATAACATCTCAAAGAGATGATATAGCTGTTAGATAGATGTTAGATAGATAGATAGATAGTAATATATATATTGTTAGATAGTAATATATATCTGTTAGTACTGTTAGTATCTAACAGTAGATAAAGGATAGGGTAACATAGAAATCTTATATGTCAATACCCTAACAATAAAAAATTTAACATTCACCTTGATGCCGTGCAGATTCTGGTTAGACTCACAGAGAGCCTACAGAATCAATCACTACGTAGTAAGCAGTAGGGTACCCTTGCCTAATACCTAAAAACCTCACACAGAGGCTGTATGGAAGCGAGAGAAGCATCTAGCAGGTATATCGATAGGGTATTTTGAAAATATAGCCGGGGGTGTAGCCCATATATGGCAAAGCAGATATATAAAGCACCCCCCATAAAGATGATTAAATAAACAGCAGCGTATGCTGATCAAAAAATAACCAACTGATAATCGTTGCTGACTAGAGGGGTGGGGGAACAACAACCCCCATCAATAAAATTGGGGGGTAACCCCCTATCTATCAGCGAAGCTGACATCAGCACAGCTGACAGCTGCCTGGCAGATCATCAGCGTAGCTGATAAGCAGATACTTATTCCATAGCGGCATAAATAGCAGCTCTATCTTTTCCAAATAAGCATAGGTTATGTGTATAAATATCCCTTATACTCTAGCCACCTACTATAACCTAACGTTATATGCTGCCATTGCTCCAGCGTATCGCTGGCATAACCAGTCACGGCACAAGGCCTGTACAGACGCTCTCACGGCGTTTCGCCATATAGGCGCTGCAACCCCTCGCCTGGCATCCAATCGTCGATTGTGCATGCGCTGTGGCGCTATAGTTTGCGGTAGACTGGTGGGCTAGAAACAGAAAAGCCCCGCACGGTGGCGGGGCCTTGTTAGGTTGCAGGCAAGTGTTTAGGATAGCACAAGCGCTGGCATGGCCTGATAGCCGTCGCTGCTAATCTTGATCGCAATTCCTGAAAATGCAGATACAGCGCAATAACAATGCCATCCTAGATCGGACAGGCTGTCCGGCGCTAACATGAACTCGTCTAGACTGTACAATCGTCCTTTATACCTGATGAAGTCATGGGACAAGGCATCCTCGACCCAGTCAAATTCAGCAAGCTCCGATTCTGTAAGCTCGCACCCGTTTAGCAGATTGCGCCACTGGTTGTTAGTTACTATTTCCATCGGTCTACTCCTTGTTGCGTTTGCTTGCCATGTCAGACACGGTATCGGCAATGGCCACAGCGATCAGTACGGGCACAATCACTATGCCTCCTCCGAGCATTAGGATAAAGCTATAGGCTGCCATGGCTAACCCTTAATCGCTTTAATAACGGTATACTCGCAATAATCGCCCGCCAGCTCGTTGGGCGTATCAGTAAGGTGTGGCGGCATGAACTCACGATCACTCACGTCTGCCGTGACGGTACCGGGTCGCAGTTCGTCGAGAAAGGTCTCGATCCGCTCGCACTCCTCATCGGACTCAATGCCGCTAAAGTCTCCATAGATCAGCGCGACAGCCCAATGGGCGGGCGCAGTGACTTTCCAGGCGTAAATATTCATCATGGCTCAACCCTCATCATCGTAGTAGTCTGAAACGGAATCAATGTAGGCGCGGATTCCTTCCGCTATGCCTTCTTCAAATGCGTTCCAAGCATCGTCTGCATCCTCCCGCTCGTTGAGCGCTTTAGCAGTGAACTCGAACGGCGTATAACACCGATTGATACTCTCTGCCTCCTCGCACAGCATAGAGAACGCTTCTAACGCATCATCCTTGTTCTCGATTGTCCCGATTCCGATCCAGTCTAGATCGGCACGGATTGTCTCTCCGATATCCGGCAGATCGTTCCAGGACGCAATACCATACCCCCGGTCGTGACCCTCATTGTATACAGCGTCCAGCGTCATCGTTTCAATATCCATCACTCGTTATCCTGAATCTTTCGTGTGGCAATGGCGCTGTCGACAAACTTTACTCGGTCGCAATCCTCAGCATACTCTAGCAGCACCCGCGCTAGTTTCTTAGCTTGTTCGGCTGTCAAGTATACGGTATCCGGCATATCGTCGGTATGGAAGGCGACCTTGTCGCGGAATCGGTGCACTGTTGCAAAGGCGTTATCGGTCATCACTCATCATCCTCGATCATTGTTGCCATCGGGCGGGGCTTGCGCTTTTCCTGGCGCTCAATCACTGTCTCCAGAATCCAGGCCACAAGCAATAGCGGGGTTGTCAGTACCGTAAACACGCATAGCAGAAAGATATTCTCGATCATCACGCAACCCCCGCAGCTGATAGTTCGGTTCGCATTTTGTGAGTCCGGCGACCTTGTTCGATCAATTCCGACGCGGCTCCTACGGATAGCCCGTACCATTCGGCAAAGCGCTCGGCGGTCAAGAAATTGTTGATCCAGTCAAGGTAGATTGCTTGCAACGCATCGTTTGCTTTGATTGCGTCCACGTCTACCGGCTTTCGATCAAATATGCTTGGCATGTCTATTACTCCGCAAAAAGGTAGGTCTCAAAAGGCCCATCCGGCCCAATATGTTCAACGATAATCAGTGTATTGTTATCTCGCAAGAATTCCACAAGCTCCGGGAATTCTTCTGAATACTCCCCTGCTCCATCGGGCATATCAATCAAATATCCGAACTCCCTAATAATCTCCTCGGCGGTATACTCTGACCAATCGCAACAAATTCCGATCGGGTCAAACTCACTCCCGCCCGGCATTGCCTCCGCCATATCCTCGTACCATTCAAACAAGGCGCGACGGGCTTCGGGGGTGAAGTTTTCGGAGCGGTTCATATCGTCAAATGCGCGGATGAAGTCTTGCTCGTTTACAGTCTGATAAAGCATCGGTCTGTCTCCTTTCGTTTAGGTTGAGTACATTATGCCGCCGTCTACGCAGGCGGTCAAGCATTTTCTGCTATCGCGTAACCTATCGTTGACCCGCTATCCAATAGCCTAGGACTATGGGGCGCTGTGCCGCGCTGTATAGAATGAACGGGCGCGCGCGATATACGCTAACCGCTATACAGCGTCAATGCTTGCGGCCATCGGTGTTATCTATAGATCAAGGCCCACCGATAGATAAATATCATCGCCCAGGGGTATTGACGGATGACGCTCGAAGTTGATAGGCTGGTCGGTTGCGCTTGCGATACCAATGCACCAATCTGGTGCAATATCTATATAGATTTAGTGGCTTCAACATATCTAGAAAAATGGCGTAACTGAAAGTCAATTGGAGGTCGATTGGAGGTCAACTAGAGGTCGATTGGAGCAAAAATTTTTAGCCGGCTCGCTGTCGATAGATTTTTCTAGAAGCTCCGACCCAATTAGAGGTCGCTCGACCTCTTGACAAACTTTATCGGATCGTCTACGATCACTTCCGAACTCAAAGCAATAAGGAGCAGCTATGACTGACCTGAGCGTGGAAGAGATGCGGATTCAGGCAGAGCAGATGTCAGTCGATGATCTGACTGCCATGCTTGAGCGAATAGTGGCCGAATATCCTAAGAAGCAGGTATCGCTGGGCCACTCTGTCGAGCAGCAGGAAGAGAATCGTAAGCGCATTGATATGTTATATGATAACATTTATTACATGGTTATCTACAAAGAATTGCTTGCCAGGTATCAGAAACAAGCCGCTGATGCTTGGAGAAAATTTGATGATGAATCAGAGGCTTATATCCAGAAGATGATTAATCAAGTAAAGGAGAATTACGGAAATGGCTAAGAAGCCCCATATACCCAAAAGTTATAAGCACCCCAAGCCTAGAAGCGAACAGTTGATTCCTAACAGCAAGGCAATCAGGAATTACTGGCAGTACTTGAAAGATGGTGCCAAGGAGGGTGACTACTTTGCTACAGCAGCTCTAATCATCCTTACTCGGGAGCACACGATGGCACTCAAGGACATCACCGACATGGCCGTGCTCTATCGACTCTTCCGAGAAGAGAGCGGCAAGGTAGACGATGAAAGTGATGACGACGAGGAAGAGGGCAGCGAAGAAGAGGACGAAGATTAGCTTCTGCTAGGGTAAGCAGTGGGGTAGCCTATCTACCCCCTCTTGCTCTTCACACAGCGGCTCTCTGGCCCTCACAGCCCTATCTTTACACCTAGCAACAGCCCTCATCTGCACCTACAGGCAACGGATGCCGAGTGACGGGCCACAAGGTAAAAATTTTTACACTAGCAAGGGTTGACAAGTAGGAAATCCATGTTACCCTGTTCTATCTGTACTGTTAGATACTGTTTCTACTGTTAGATAAATAATTATATATTATTACTATCTAACAACTAGAAATCTCTTATCTATCATCTCAAAGAGATGTTATATGCTCTGGAAGAGCGGTTGTAGTAAATTATGATTGATAGACTAGATGAGATACTTGGTGACTGCTCGGAGAAAGACCTGGCGGCAGAGCCGGATCACTTGGAGCAGCACTGGCTTGACAAGGTTAGGCAGTCAGTATGTATTCTTGGCATCCACGCTTGGAGCGACCACATGGTTGCCGGGGGTTTACACGAAGGCCGAAGCGTGAAAGAATGCTCGGCAACAGTTAGCAAAGCGATTGAAGAGGTAATTTGATATGAAGTTCACTAACCAGTTCTCGAACACCACCCCTTGCCAGAGCGATGTAGCGGCTGACGCTTGGGAGGAGCTTTGTGCCTACGATGAAGCCAAGCGAGAGCGTATTGACGAGATTGTAGGTCACTGCATTGATAGCAAGGACGACTGGAGTCTTGTGCTGCCAGACGTTATTGAACATGATGATATTGAACCTCTTCTCTTCGCCGTTGTTGGCAAAAAGGCCAGAAGTGAAGACCTTTTTAACATGCTAGTGGGTATTATCAGCAATATTGTCGAAGAGGATTTTGAGTATTACGACAGGAATATTACTGGAGACAGCCTGACATGAGCCGGTGTGCAGCTTGTAACAAGGTATTGACGACTAGAGAGCTAGTCATCTCTGACCGATTCTTTAAGCAGGAGTACAACGACCTTTGCACAAATTGTCGGGGCATCGTAGGCGACCCCTACCTAGCCGAGTACATCGACAAGGACGGGGCCAAGGCCATGCACCATCAGGATGAGTGCCCGAGTGCAGAGGACAGAGAGGGCCGTGGTGATGGGTAAGTACGCACAGACAAGCCTGCCTTGCCCCAAGTGCGGCAGTTCTGACAGCCTGGCGCTGTACGAGGATCACGGCGGCTACTGCTTTAGCAACTGCGGCTACATCAGCCAGAATTATCTGGACGGTAAGCCGACAAAAACATCACATTCGCGTAGAGCTAAGAGCATGTACAACATCGAGGAAATTAAAGATTACGGCCTAGCCGATCTATCTCACCGAGGAATCGTTGCCGATGCAGTGAAACGATACGGCGTTCGCCAAGCAGTGCGTCCAGAGGACGGTGAACGGGACAAGCAGGCCATCTTCTACCCAGCAGGGCTGGGAGGCGGCTGGAAGCGCAAGAACGCGCTGACGAAGAAAGACATGGAGATCGTGGGCGATTATGGTGGGTTATTTGGTCAGTCGGTATTTGCGCGAGGCGGCAAGTTCGCAGTTATCACAGAAGGAGAAGAGGATGCACTGGCAGTCTGGCAAGCGTACAACGCTAAGGGCAAAGATTACACGGTACTGTCGCTGCCGAATGGCGCAGGCTGCGGTGGCCTGGACAAGCGTGAAGTATGGGACTATCTTACTTCTTTTGAAGGCTTACTCCTACTATTTGACAACGACGAGCAGGGTCGTGAAGGCGTTGAAAAGTTTGCTGACCTGTACTCGACAGAAGTAAAACTCAAGGTCGGTGAATGGCCTGAAAGCATCGCTGATGCTAACGATGCAATCAAGCAGGGCAAGCAGGGCGAGATTTACAAGGCTGTCAGCAGGGCTAGGGAGTATCAGCCAGAAATGGTTATCCCCGGCTCTGACATCAGCCTCGACACGGTTACTGAGCCGATCAAGAAAGGCCACGATCTGCGCCGTTTCCCCGAACTTAGCCGCAAGATCGGCGGTATTAGGGACGGAGAACTGACAACAGTTATAGCCCCATCAGGAATCGGGAAGAGCACATGGGTAGCAGAAGTTGGCTACGATCTTATCAAGCATACGGATGAAAAGGTAGCTTGGTTATTCCTTGAGGAAGACTTGAAAAAAGCCGCTCAGCGACTAATTGCTATCGACAATGACTTGCCTCTGCCACGGTATAGGCTCGATACAGGGATCATCCCAGAAGATAAAATTAAAGAAAGCTATGACAGTCTCATAAACAATGGCAGGACTTGGTTCATCTCTCTAGGAGCATCTGGGAGGGTCGATGTTAACAGGCTAATGCACTTGCTTCGTTATTACAGAAGTCAGGGCGTGACTAGGTTTATTTTCGACCATATCTCGATCATCTTTAGTCATGATGATAATGACAATGAGCGTAAGATTATCGATCTTGTTCTTTCGGAGCTGGCAGCTTTTTGTGCTGCAACAGGCTCTCACGTCATTATGGTCGCCCATATTCGCCGTCAGACTCAGAAGATGTATAAGACAGACGAGCTTAATGACGCTAAGTGGCTAATCATCGACCCAGATCAAGCTAGAGGCTCTGGCAGCTTTGAGCAGCTATCATTCAATATCGTGGCGTTGGAGCCTGAGCAAACAGAAGATGAAAGCAAAGGCCGTATGCGACTCAACGTGAAGAAATCGCGTGAATGGGGCTTTACAGGCCCAGCAGATGTGCTTAGAATGAACCCCAGCACTGGACGACTTGAAGCGGAGCAGATGGAATATGAGTACTAACCTTATGCAAGGCGATTGCCTTGAGCGAATGAAAGAGATTTCTGATGGATCGGTGGACATGGTGTTGACTGATCCGCCATACGGAACCACTG